AATATGGAATCAATCATGGAAGCAATCAATTCGCTGGGTACAGCAGTCCGCGAGCTCCAGGAGGGGCTCCCGGTCAAGGATCATACAGAACCAACGATCGAAGACGTAGCCACCTATGCGAGCGGTGTGATCAGAAAGATCATGAACCGCGGGTCAAACAAGTCCAGGTTCGGCGAGTGGTTCCACAAGAATTCGCTCCGCTACAACTCCGACCGGGCAATTGCCCACATGACCCGGGCGATGCAACAGATCGATGGCAACGTGTCTTCTCCGGACGGTTCCGGGGAGACATGCATCGACCACCTGGAGCGAGCACTGGTCCGGGCCGTGTTCACACTCTACAAGGCAAAGGAAGGAAAGATACGGTAATGGCTGGGCACATCATTGAGTTGATATTTTTAATCGGATTAATCACAACTATCGTGATTGTGCTTGCGCCATTGGTTTGGGTGACCATGATCACGGTCGAGAAAATTGACAAAATCCGTGACGACAAATAGTACCAGCATCCATATCGGCCCGAAGACAACGACCTGGGAGGACCCTCTCGCAGTGTTCCTCCACAAGGACGAGTCGACCAGGATGGAGCGCATCATGGAGTATCTGTCATGGGAAAACTATCGGCTGCATCAGATCATCCAGAGATTTATGGATGAAAGGAAGTCAGCATGATCTTCGTTCAGTGGGGAGAAAGGTACTACGCGGTGACCTCTAACGGAGATATTTTTGATTCTGGCGGGAAGTTAACAATCATCCCGGAGGGGCTGAAGAAAGCAATCAAGGAGGCGGGTATTCATGAAGAGGCAAATAGTAACAGTTAGTTGCCAGTTGCCGGAATGGTTTGAGAAGCACTCCCTCCCAAGGATGGAAGAATCTTCTAAGCGATGGGACGCAAATCTTGTAGTCATTAAACCTGAGAAGCCGATCGGACTGCTAGCAAAGATGTCACTGGTCGACGCGGTGCAGAATGCTGACAGGACTCTGTTCGTTGACAGCGACGTATTGATTTCGCGCGAGTGCGTAAACCCATTCGAGACTTTTCCCAAGGGACACTTCTACGCTTGCGCCGACGCTCCTCACGGTGACCAGCTACATTGGGGCCGGGCCAACGAGATGATTCTATCTCAGGCAATGCTCGGATCGGTCAAGTGGACGCAGGGCTATTTCAACACCGGGGTGATGGTGTGCGACAAGCAACATGCAGGCGCCTGGGCAAATTTCGTGTACGCGCCATTCGCGTTCCCTGAGCAGACTTTCACCAACTACCGGGCCAGGATGCTCGGTTACTCCATTCGTTTCCTGAGTTGGGAGTGGAACGCGATGGAGATTAATACCCCGAAGGACAAGAAGCAGTCAGATGGATTCATGCCACACGCTGCGGGGATCTACGGAGACGCCCGCGCGAAGTGGATTGAGGAAATGGACAAGGTACTACCATGAGAATATTGACCCTAAAAGATCCTATGATGTTGGACGATCGACTTCACCATCCCCACGATTCAATCGTAGTCCCGGACGAGGTCCGCGGGATACCCGGCACACATGCCGATGCCTACACGATTCCTTACAGGGTTGGTTGCGCCTCGGGCGGATACGCGGCCCTTTACCGCGGTGGAGCGATCGGGGATCAGTTCATCGCCATGGGCATCGCCAGAGCAATGCAACACTACGAGGGAGACGGAAGGATCGAGGCTTACGTTCCGCAAAGGCACTTGCCACTGTGGGAAGGATTCGCCGGAGTTAGGGTCATGCCATTAGCTCCTACGATTGCCACCTGGAAATCTTACAAGGGCCATGTCTGCCTGGACGATATCCTGTCGAAGACAGCGCACCTGGACGGAAACGTGTACGACTACGTCTACAGATCCTGGGGCGTCGAGGTCGACGACAACTTTAAGAAGCCTTACGCCAAGCTACTGGACAAAGATCAGAACGAACTTGCCGACATTGGATTCCATCCAGAAGGACCGTTCCTGCTCTATTCGATCAGCGGATCGAGCCTATGGAAGAGCTACCCAACCTACGAGGCAGGGCTTTTCATCAAGTCATTCCTAAAGGAGAACAAGGATTGGCAAGTCGTAGCAGTTGGCCACGACGATCCTCCGTTATCCATCACCCACAGCAGACTGATCAATCTCCAGGGAAGACTACGCAACATTAGGACGCTATTGCACCTAGCTGCGCGTTGCGACATGGCAGTGTGTCCAGAGTCTGCAGTCATGCATATGACAGCGATATTCGACGCTCCAACCGTAGGGTTGTACGGACCTTACGGACCTGAGCACACGTCGAAGTACTACAAGTATGTGAAGCCAATCTTTCCTAAAGATGTTTGTCCCCACGCCCCATGCTCGGTGTACGAGCAACCCAAGGACAAATGCAAAGACGCGGTCAACGCAATACAGGGAGAACCCAAATGGTGCAACGTTCTAAGGTCAATCAAGCCAGAAGATATCCTGGCAAAGACAAAAGAAATCCAGGCAAACCTAAAGCAGATTTAATCAGAATCGTTTCTGAGAAGAAAGTTGTCTGCTACGAATTAAATCTTGATGTTAACGATGATGTATACGAATCAATCGTTGAGGCCGGGCGTATCCATATTGCGAACGACAAAGATGCCCTGTTCCAGTATGCGCTGAAGACAGCGCTCAAAGAGGTTATACATGAGCGACTTTAAGCAAAAAATTCTTACAGCAGTGTGCGAGCCGGACGTGTTGACGGAAGGTCAGTGCAATATGATCCGCGACGATGCCCAGGTCATAGGCATGAAAAGATCTCACGTCATGAATAAGGATGGCACGACCCGGGCCGCGTTCACCAGGACATGCTCGTCGTGTTGGGTGCCGCTCGCGGAACATTACAGGTGGCTATACGAAGTGGTGAGGAACATGGCCGGGGATCTAAACCAACAGCACTATAGGCTGGACATTACCGGGATGCAACAACTGCAGATCCTACGCTACAGGCCCGGGCAGTTTTTCCTGCCACACTTCGACTGCTTCGACGGCAGCGATCGCAAGCTAACGATGGTGATCAATCTATCAGACCCATCAGAGTTCCTCGGCGGAGGGCTCAGGGTTGAGTGCGACTTGCACAACGCGAAGGATGTTAAGAAGCGGGGATCGGCGACGATGTTCCCCACCTACATAAAGCACCAGGCACTGCCAGTGTTCTTTGGCTCTAGGTGGGTGCTGGTCGCCTGGTTGACCGGAGGGCAGTGGAGATGAACGGTTGGTACGCAATTATTGTTTGGGTAATTGTTTTTGGATTGCTAGCAATCTACTGCGATAAGCTAACAAAATGAGAGCTCTAGCCTGGACTTTTTATTGGATAGGAGACTTGATCTCAAGGACGATCATGCGGTTTGGATATGGGTATTCGATATACAACAGAGTCATGAACTGGTCTCTTAGCCTTGATAAGGATGAGTCTGTTTGGAAGAAGATTAAGAGTGAGTCACCCTGGAAGAAAGTTAAATGACCCACGCAGCCAACCTTCCGCGCCACCTATACGTCAAGGTCGACATGGCGTTTGTGTCTGACGGTGAGAAGCAGGAGATAGAAGACGCTGTCTGGTTTGGACTGACCGCGATACCTGGCCGGGCCTGGGGATGCACTGTCATGCTCAAGTGTGGAGCGATCTACCGCGGACTTCCACTGCATGCCTTGGCTCATGGTGACATTGCGATCATGGAATGGGATCTCAACGACGCGCAGAGGTGGGACTGTTTTGGATGGAACTTCACGACGATCGAGTACGAGTATTTGATGGGCCTGTCGTGCAGGGTTTGGATTGCCAGCAAGAAGACATGGGAGGCCGGGCGCTACATGTTTACCGCGGAACCTTACGGAGACGGATTCTCCATGGCCCCGGAGCAGACCAAGTCGCACCATTTTATCAAGCTGAACAACGGACGCATGACTGTTGTCCCGGGCAACAATGTCCTGTGGAACGAGTCGAGCTTCACTAAATCAGGCGACAAGCCTAAGTGGCTACGCGGACAGCGCAAGACCTGGCACGGTGAGGAAGCGACCTGGGACGACGTAGTGGGTGAAGAAACAGCGTAATGTCGGTAAACAAATAACAGAAAGGATACATATGCCATTAGGAAAGAACGTATCGAAGAACATGCGGGAACTGATGAAGGATAATAAGAAGAAAGGCAAGGAGCGCGGGGCCGGAGGTAAGGCCAGGAGCTTTGAGCAGATGGTAGCGATCGCACTCAACGCAGCTGGCAAGAGCAAGAATCGGTGAGTTTGGCGAACACCATCAAGTGGCAACGTGACATCCTCGAAGCAACTAAGAGGATGCTCATTGTGCAAAGAGATGCGTCGGACCATACCCACGCTCCGTCAGTCCGGCAGATTATCACCAATGTCGACGCGGCCCTACTATTCAATAAGGAACTAAGTGAAAATCTACAAGCTAACGACGGCAAAGTTCGGAGCTCTTGTGAAGGAGTTCGGGCTGGCCCCGGGTAGTTTGTTCCCTCTTGAGTTCGGCAACCAAGGAAGAATAATCAACGCGATGCTTTACGATTACTGGCACGGCAATGGATATAAGCTGGACATGTTGACCGGAACTTTTGTAGAAGATAAGACAACAACCCCAACGAAAGGAACCCCAAAATGCAATCCACCAGACTCACGAAAGGAGACCTGACCGAACGGTACAGGCAACTAGCAGGAGAGGTCGTCGTGCAGATGATCTCAGATATTAAACTACTGAACCGCAGGAGAATCCTGTCCGGCTTGGTACAGATCGCCAAGCCAGTACGCACTGCCTGGCAGGGTGACGGATACAAAACGTATACGGAGTCCGAGGAACTAGTGCGCGCGGTCCGCGGGGAGCCTATGGCTACATGGCTTATGGTCGCCGGGGCCAACGTGGACCACCGCGACGTCGTCAGGCGCCTGGAGAAGTTGACCCCTGAGAAGTGTATTGAAAGCGAGCACAGGAAGTTCCATCAGTCCAGGAAGGGGAACAAATGAAGAAAAGATTGAAATCAATTTTCAAATGCTTCTTTGTTTTGATGATTATTCTTTACCCATATTTGATGGCAATTAAATTAATACGATGCGCTATGGGATTAACTCATATTGATTGGTTCGATGCGATTGGCATTATCTTGTACATGTTCTTGATGAACGGAGTAATCGAATGAAGATCGACGACTACAAGTGCGCGGTCCCTAACGAACTAAAGAAACTGGCAGAACAGTTCCAGGTCGAGAAGTGCTGGATCTTTCCTGACAAGGTTTGGCAAGTGATCGTGGAGATGCGCGGTACTGCCTGGCGCAATATGTGGGGAAGGCAGTACAAATGAACCCGGACTCTTACGGACCTCCGCGGGATAACGAGGCTGAGTGGGCAGTGCTGTCAGCATGCTTCACTGACCCAACGATCCTGGACAGGAACAAGGCTGAGATCCTCGACCCGCACAACTACTACCAACCAGTAGCCCGGTGCGTCGCCCGGGGACTCAGGGACGGTGTGCCACCTGACGCTGTCGCCATGGGTGAGTTTGTGGCGAAGGAACACCAGAAGTATGTGCACGAATTTAGTCTGAAGATTATGTCTGGATCGATCACGTCAGCGTCGAAGATGGACTATTGGTTGCCCAGGTTGCGGAAGACTACGCGCATGCGGAACATGCACACAGCTGCGCTGAAGGCGCTCGGTGCGATGGAAGAGAATGACGCATGCCCAGAAGATATCAGGAACATCCTGGCAGGAGCCAGCAAGCCATGGGGCAGTGGGAACCTTCCGCTCATCATGGAGGCCGGGGCCCTGGACGAATTGCCGATCGAGAAGCCAGAGGAGATTATCTACGGAGCCCTGCACCGCGGTTGCAAGATGGTGCTAGGTGGGACCAGCAAGAGCATGAAGACCTGGACGCTGTTGCAGTTGGCGATATGTGTGGCATCGGGCACAAAGTTTTGGGAGATGCCCACTCGCAAGACGCGGGTGCTGTTTATCAACTTTGAGATCCAGCAGTACTCATTCCGGGAGCGGATCAGATCGGTGTGCCGAGCAATGGGCATTCAGATTCCTAGCGACCAGTTGTTCGTCTGGAATCTGCGAGGACACTCGGCGGACCTGAGCGCGTTGCGGCCCAAAATCATCGACCAGCTAAGGATTGGAGAGTTTGGACTGATCTGCTTTGACCCGATTTACAAGTTGTACGGAGAGAGAGATGAGAACAGTGCCGGCGAGATGGCAACGTTGATGAACGAGGTGGATAGCATTGCAGTGGAGACTAACGCGAGCGTCGTGTTCGGGCATCACTTCAGCAAGGGCCACGGCAACAGGGCAGGGTTTGATAAGATGTCTGGCAGTACCGTGTTCGCCAGGGACCCTGACAGCATCTTTGTTATGCACCCTCACAAGGAAGAGAACGTGCTGATCGTCGAGCCAACGATGAGAGACTTTTCGCCGATCGATCCGTTTTGTGTGCAGTGGGAATTTCCACTGATGAAACGCACAGCAGAATTTAATCCGGACGACGCGCGCCCAACCGAAGGATCAAAGAAGGCATACGAGGATGAGGAAGTGATGGCATGCGTCGACAAGGAGAAGGGATCTTCATTCAAGGATGTGTGGGAGAAGGCAGATCCTGCCATGGGAATTCCTCGGGGAACATTGTCCAGGTATCTCACTCGACTGGTTAAGTCCGGCAAGTTGCTGAAAGATAAAACTCAGTTTGGCGAGGTTTACCGCGTTCCGACGGCAGGTTTTTAGAAAAAGTATTTCATTCAATATCAACAACTTACGCATTGTATTGAAAATACTTGTAGACATAACCCAGCGGATGGGTTAAATTCTAACCATGAGCAACACATCAAACCAAACCGAAGTCGCTACGGTTAAAGCTGGCGATCATGTCGACTTTTTCTCATGCCCTGTGCAACTCCATAATTGGGGGATAAGGGGAAAGATTGGCATCGTTGAATTGGTTCGGAGCAGATTCAACGGAGTGCTTGAGGCTTACGTAGCAGTAAATGGAGTCAGTTGGATCTTCCCGGTGGCATGGCTGAGAAAGGTAGAGGTCAAATAACATGATCAACACAACTAACACCGAAGCAACCCCGGTCCAAGCGGGTAAACTAATAGTCAATCGCCAAAGCAAATGGGGTGTGACCGGATACGTCCAGCGCGGCGATCGCAAAAGCAACATGGGGTGGGTGGACGTTAATCACGCCAAGCAGGAGGCAACCATTTGGAATGTTGAGTTTGTTAACAAGCTCAAATAAACCCCTAACCAAGAAAGACCAACAACAATGACTGAACTAATCCTATTGACCCCATGCGGCATCCTGTGCACCGTGTTTATGTGGAAAATGTACTGGAGGAAACCATGAAGTATTACGCTGAAGAGGAAGGTGAACTGACGTTCGAACAGATGGTCCCGGGCAAGTATTATCGGTCCGGGAACGACTACGGAATCTGCGAGGTCAATCAGCATGCCAGCAACAAGCCGAAGATCCTGACCTACCTAAATAGGTGCGGGAGTTGCATAGGCGGGAACGTCCTGCTGTTCGAGGTCGACATGACCGACAGGCTTTTGGCAGTACTAAAGGAGCGCCGGGACAGGACGATCGGGTTCATTGATGAGATGAGGACATGGTGAGTCGGGCAGTTGAATGCCCTCACTGCCGCGGAGAGGTTCCGGTGGCGTTATTCGCGTCTAGGATCGGCAAGGTGAGGTCGGAGGCTAAGGCCAGGGCGTCGATCGCTAATGGTAAGAAGGGTGGCGCGCCTAAAGGGAATAGGAATTGGGCCGGGAAAGAGCTCCCGGTGGCATCGTTTCGACCTATCAAACTGACCTGAAACATAGCCCGAAAGGGCTAGAAACAGTCATTTCGCCCTACTCTGTTAAACCCGGGTTCTACTCTGTTTCACCATTTCGTTCCCCTTATATATATATAATGGTGAAATGACCCCTTGTTAGAGCGGGGAACTGAAGTTCCCCCGCTTCGCTGCGCTAGCGGTACCGCTCCAACCGCGGGGGTCTTTCAGTTTTACCATATGCCTTTTTGATTCTTGCCAGAAAGAATAGGCGAAACAGGAAAGACTTGCGCGTCGGCCTAGATGCAATACTTTGACGCAAGCCAGTTCTTATGGGGTGGGTTGGGGAATTGGTTGCGACCCGGGAGGGGTGAAAGTGGTTCCCGGGCGCGGGGTTTTCTAACTACCGGGAGGGTTGCATGTGGCAGACGAAGCTAAAATTAAATCGATCATCGCTGAGAACGTTAAGCTCAAGTCAGCATGCTCATCGTTCTGGAAGTTGCTTACCAATTGCAACAGGAAGTGCAGTGACGAAGTTGGGGAGACATTAGTTAATGAATGCATCTGGAAACTCCAACGACTTGCCAACTACTACGAGTCCAAAGGATCTAGTCTCTGATCCGGTCCCGGCCATAGTGCCGAGGCAAAAGAAGCGCAGGATGAAGCTGCGCATTCCCGAAAAGAAGATTGAGAAGGTGGATGAGAAGCGCCTGGACAAAGAGCGCAGGCTCATGAATGAAGTTCCGAGCTACATCCCGGACGTTGAACTAGGCGCCAGGGGATTGCCCAAGATTACTGAAGAGCACATCACGATTGTGGAGACTGCACTGAGTAAAGGGTTCCCATATGCAATGATTGCTGACCTACTAGGTATCGCAAAGTCCACGCTATCAGCATTCCTATCCGCCAGGCCCCACATCACCGAACGCTTAAAAAAAGCAGAGTCGCTCCACATCACCCGCGCGCTGGAAGTCATTGACAGGGCGGCAGAAAAGGGGACTTGGCAAGCGGCTGCATGGCGCATCGAACGCAGGGCCCAGGAGCATTTCGGTCAGCAGTCCAGGGTCCAGGTTGGAGGAGCAGTGGCGAACGTGCATTTTACCGCGGCCGACGCTGCGCTCCTAGTCAACGCGAACAAGATTAAGTATGCAGGGAAGTCGCAGTCGAAGACCGTTTCCGAGCCGAATTCAGTACAAGACTCATTGTGCGACAAATGAAACGACCAATATTAGAATTATATTACATGGGGTTTGGGAGTCAATAAAATTGTGGAGACGACGCCCCAAACAATCGTGACCCCCCACGACACCCCCCCGGGGGGGCCCCCCACACGCGCGCGCGGGCGCGCGACCCCCCTCAGAAATTCGGCTAGAAATAAAAAGGGGTCATCCAAGCCCGGCCCTGCATCGAAGGTCGACGAACAAGCTACCCCGGCAGGATTTGCGGAGGGTGTGCTCAGATTGAATCTATACCCCTGGCAAAAGGAGGTCATGAATAACCTGGCCCCGATCTATAGCCGGGTAGCGCTAGTGGCTGCGAACGGTTCCGGCAAGACGTCAAACGTCATCGCCCCGGCCCTGGTCTGGCACATGGTGTGCTTTGAGGAGTCTTTGTCGGTCGTTACCGCGTCAGTGTATCGCCAGGTAGAATCCGTGCTCTGGCCTGCGATTAAAGCCCTTCTAAGGCCCTTTGGCGACATGGTTGAGGTCACCAGTGGGGAAATCCGTTTCAAGCATGCCTCGGGGCGTATAAGCCGAATTTTGGGGTTTACAGCAGGCAATGACAACGAGTCAGCAGGCCGGGCGGAAGGTTTTCACGCTGCGAACCATGAAACTGCTCCACTCATGTACGTTGTCGACGAAGCCAAGACAGTCCAGGACCCGATCTACGTTTCAGTCTTTCGATGCCAACCAACACGCCTCCTGGTCGCCAGTTCACCAGGGGCCCCGGTTGGTCAGTTCTACAGATGTTTCACGAAAGAGGCAGATCTGTGGAAAAAGACCAGGGCGACTGCCTGGGACTGTCCGCACATCAGTCCGCTATACATTTCAGAGATCCAGCAACGTTATGGGGTCAACAGTCCGTTCACTCAGTCCATGCTCAAGGCGGAATTCATGGACCTAGGCGAGGAGCGCCTAGTCGTGAGCCTGGGTAGCTACGACAACTGCGTAAACAACCCACCTGTCCCTAATGGGACGGATAGGACGGCTGGCATCGACTTTTCCGCTGGTGGCGACGAGAACGTGATCGCAATCCGCGAAGGGAATCGAATCCTTCCACTGATCACATGGCGCGAAAGGGATACGATGGCAACTGTCGGACGGATCATCATGGAACTAAAGAAAGCCGGGGTTAAGCCGGAACAAGTATTCGCCGACGCTGGGGGCTTAGGTCTGCCAATGTGCGACGCACTGAACGAAGCCGGGTGGACCGTGAATCGGGTAAACTTTGGCGGCAACGCAAGGGACAGCGACGCCTACCAGAACAGGGGTTCGGAAATGTGGCACAGGCTGGCCCGGAAGATCGAAACTTGCGATATCATCCTACCCGAAGACGATATTCTCAAAAGCCAACTAGTGACCAGGAGAGCCCAAGCAACGTCCCGCGGAAAGCTGGGCTTGGAGTCGAAAGATGCAATGCGGTCCCGCGGAGTAGCGTCTCCGGACAGGGCCGACGCGGTTGTCATGGCATGCGACAACGCGGGGCTTGACTACGACTTGACAATGGCATACACGCGTCCATCTTTGCTTGAACTAATGAAACAGGCGTCCGCGGACACTGAAATGTCCGGTTGGGATGCCGGGGGATAAAAGGGGGAATAAAACATGAACTGGAAAACAACTGCAACTGGAGTCTTGTCAATCGTAGTAGCTGTCGCTGGGGCAGCGGTGGAATTTTTGAAGACAGGCAAAGTGCCTGAGCTCGGAACACTCATCGCCGCGATCATCGCCGGGATCGGACTGATCAAGGCCGCCGACGCCAAATAAGATTTTGTGTTTTCGTGG